TTGAGCTTGCGTACTGCGGAATCATGACGAAGCACCAGTACAAAAACGACCTGCTTGGTGAAAGTAACGGCGCACTTCTTCCCACAATGGATTTGATACACATCCAGAACCAAGGCATTCAGGAAGGCGTTAAGAGTGCGGCAACATATCGCTTTATGGCGCAGTTGTCGAACTTCGCAAAAGCTGAAGACCTCGCTAAGGAGCGCAAAAGATTTACAGCGGAAAACTTCGCAAAGGATTCCGAGGGCGGCGGCCTCCTGCTCTTCCCGAACACCTATAACAACATTAAACAGGTTGATGTGAAGCCTTGGGTGGTCGATGCAGAGCAGATGGAAGTCATCCGCAAGAATGTATTTGAGTATTTCGGCGTTAACGAGGATGTGCTCCAGAACAAAGCCTATGGAGATGCCTGGGCGGCATTCTACGAAGGCGCAATCGAGCCGTTTGCTATCCAATTTAGTGAAGTAGTAACAAAAATGCTCTTCACATTCCGTGAGCAGTCACAGGGCAACATGGTGATGGCGACAGCAAACCGCTTGCAGTACTTGAGCAACTCCGAAAAGCTGAATGTTTCCAGTCAGATGCTGGACCGTGGAATCATGAGCATCAATGATGTGCGTGAGATTTGGAATCTGCCTCCTGTTGAGGGTGGAGACACACGGATTATTCGTGGAGAATACTGGAATGCAGACGAAAAAGTAAATGAGGGACAAGACAATGAAAGCAATCAGGACGTTTGATTTTGAGGTCCGTGCCGGCATTGATGAAGAGCATGGACATACATTGACAGGACAGCCGATCGTGTACAACGAGCGCACGGATCTTGGCTGGTACGATGAAATAATCGCAAATGGCGCACTTGCGGAAACAGACCTCCGTGATGTGCGTTTTTTAGTTAATCACAATACCGACATGATTCCGCTTGCAAGGTCTCGCAATAACAATGCGAACTCCACCATGCAGATGGAAGTCATTGAGGGCAAGGGCATGACGATCCGTGTAGATTTGGACACGGAGAATAATGCTGATGCAAAGGCACTCTATTCGGCCGTTGAACGTGGAGACATCTCCGGAATGTCATTCATGTTCTCGATCGATGGGTATAAATGGGACGACAAAGAGAGCGACCATCCCACAAGGACCGTAACCAAGATTGGCAAGGTCTACGAGGTTTCCGCTGTTACGTTCCCAGCATATGAGGCGACATCTATTCAAGCCAGAGGCCTTGCCGATGCACTGGACAGTGCAAAGGCATCACTGGAGAGTGCAAGGGCAGAAGCTAGAGAGATAGAGCGCAAGAAACACAAAATCAAATTACTTATGGAGGTGTGACCATGGATTTAAAAACCATGACCATCGAAGAGCTTGAGGCTCGCAAAGCACAGATCGCCGTTGAGCTTGATGCAGACGGTGCCGATCTTGACGCACTTGAGACTGAAGTTCGTTCTATCAAAGAAGAGTTAGAAGCCAGGAAGGTCGTTGAGGCACAGAAGGCTGAAATCAGAAACGCCGTTGCAGAGGGAGCAGGCGTAACTATTGAAACTATTGCACAGGAGGAAAGAAAAATGCCTACTTTTGACGAAATCAGAAACAGCAACGAATACATGAACGCATACGCAGAGTTCCTGAAGACCGGCGATGACGCTGAGTGCCGTGCGCTCCTTACCGAGAACGCAACCAATGGCACTGTTGCAGTTCCTACCATTGTAGAGGGCAGAATCCGCACAGCATGGGAGAACGACCCGATCATGAGCAGAATCCGCAAGACCTTCATTAAGGGCAACCTTAAAGTTGGTTTTGAGATTTCCGCAACTGATGCAGGCATCCATACCGAGGGTGTTACTTCCGGCACCGGCTTTGTAGCAGAGGAAGTCCTGACACTTGGTATCGCTGAACTCGTTCCGGAGACCATCAAGAAGTGGATCACCTTCTCTGATGAGGTTATGGACATGAGAGGACAGGAGTTCCTGGACTACATCATGGACGAGGTAGAGTACAAGATTATCCGCAAGGCTGTTGCTCTGATTATTGGCGACATCATCAGCGCGCCGACAACTGCTACCGCTGCTGCCGCAAGCGTTGCAAACACCACCGTTACCACCAGAGCAGCTGCCGACATCGTGAACGCTATCGCACAGCTTTCCGATGAGGCTACAAATCTTGTAGTTATCATGTCCAAGGCTGTATATGCCGAGTACAAGGCAATCCAGCTTGCAGGAAGCTATGCAATCGACCCGTTTGATGGCCTGCCTGTTCTGTTCTGCTCTGATTGCGGAACCAGCGTAATCGTTGGCGACCTTGACGGCGTACAGGCTAATTTCCCGAACGGTTTCGGTCCTACTATCAAGGTTGATGACCTCTCCCTCGCTGAGAAGGATCTCGTTAAGGTTGTAGGCCGTCTGCCGATGGGCCACGGCGTAACCGCTTGCGGACGCTTCTGTGTAATCAAGAAGTCTGCATAAGGTGACTGACCATGAAAATTAAACTCTTGCGTGACACGAAAGTCCTTTTCAATGCCGGGCAGGAGCTGGAAGTCGAAGGGCGTGAGGCTGAGAGGCTGATCGCCTTTGGACTTGCCGAGCCTGTTAAGCAGGCAAAGAAAACGGCGACAAAAAAGAAAGAGGGTTAAATCATGGCAAGTACGGAACTTCTTGCGTCAGCAAAACTTGCGGCACGAATCACGACAGACGCTTTTGACAGTCAGATCGGGAGATTGCTCGACACGGCAATGCTCGACCTCGGTGTTGCTGGTGTGGAAGTGCCGGAAGTCGATACGCTCGTAACGCAGGCGGCGATCACTTACTTTCTGATGCATTTCGGTGCACCTGATGAATATGAGCGGTTAAAGCGTTCGTATGACGAACAGAAGGCACAGCTTGCGACATGCACAGGATACACGGATTGGGGTGAAAGCTGATGGACAGGTCAGATGTCATTTCGTTAATCACAGTAACGACATCTATCGACAATCGAGGCGTTCCGAGAAAAGTGGAGCAGTCCAAGCAGGTTTATTGCTCTGTGAGCAGTGTGACTGCTTCTGAGTTCTTTGAGGGCGGTCGTAACGGACTTAACCCAGAATACCGCATGACCATGTTTCGATACGATTACAATGGCGAACCGATAGTGGAGTATAACGGGCAGAGATATTCCGTCTATCGCACGTACATTGGCAAGAACGACATGATTGAGCTGTACGTTGAGCGGAAGGGTGGTACGAATGGCACGGCTAATCACGGTTGACCAGTTTGCCAGTTCCATCCATGACATCCTCGAAAAGTACGGCGATGAAATCAATGAGAATATGGAAGAGGCTGTCAAAGCCGTCTCCCGTAAAGGAGCGCAGGCAGTAAAGTCTGCTGCTTCATCAACATTCAACGGCAACAAGTATGCCAGCGGATGGACAAGTAAGACCGAGACAGGAAGAACATCATCACAGGGAACAATCTATAACAGAACGGTTCCTGGTCTTCCACATCTGCTTGAAAACGGCCACGCAATGCGAGGCGGTGGCAGGGTGGCAGGCCGTCCTCATATCAAGCCAGTCGAAGAGAAAATCATACAGGAGTTTGAGCAGGAGGTGCGTAAGAGCATATGACATACGAAGAAGTTGCATCCATGATCGCAGAGGCGGAAATCCCTTACGCATATTACCAATTCCCGGAGGACACTGGTCAACAGCCTCCGTTTATTTGTTTCTACTATCCAAATTCCGATAACTTCTCTGCTGACAATCTGCCTTACACACTAATCAAAGCACTCACAATAGAACTGTACACGGATGCAAAAGACTTTGATTTGGAGTCTCGCATCGAATCAATACTTGTTAACCATGGTCTTAATTACAGAAAATCAGAGACTTACATCGACACCGAGAAGCTGCAGATGGAGGTCTATGAAACGGAGGTAATCATCAATGCCTAACACAGCAAACAAGGTCAAATTTGGCCTTCAGAAATGTTATTACGCACTTTTTAATGAGTCAGATGGAACATATGAGACTCCCGTTGCTCTTCCCGGTGCCGTAAACCTCTCCCTTGAACAGCAGGGCGAGACCACGCCGTTTAGAGCTGACAACATCGATTATTGGACTTCTGTCTCCAATAACGGTTACGAGGGCGATCTTGAGCTTGCTCTCATTCCGGACAGCTTCCTGACTGATGTCATGGGAGAGCTGACCGATTCACAGACTGGCCTTCAGTACGAGAAGGCAGATGCACAGCCCAAGGCTTTTGCTCTGCTCTTCCAGTTCGAAGGAGACCAGCACGCAACACGGCACGTAATGTACAACTGCAAAGCGTCCCGTCCTT